TGTTGACTGGCATTGCTGCCACTTACAGCAATGCCAATGTGGCAACATATTTGGCCAGTGGAACCAACACATCAAATATCATTACCACTGCCAATATTGCTGGTGGAAACTTATCTTTAACTGGTGCATTCTCTCCCAGTTCGTTTAGTTCTGCAGGCAATGTAACTGGTGGCAACCTAAGAACAGCAGGAGTAGTAAGTTCAGCAGGCAACATCATAACTGACGGATACTTTGTTGGTACGTTTGCTGGCAACATCACAGGCAATTTGACAGTACCTGGATCAAATACACAAGTTATTTTTAACAACGCTGGCAATGCTGGCGCTAGTGCTGGATTTAGATTTGACACAGCAGGGCCTAACTTGCTCACAGTCAATGGCAACGTACAGACCATTGGCCTGTTGGCATCTAGCAATGTGTCAGCAGCCGGCAATATATTGGCAAACAATGTTGTCATAACTGGCCTGGTCAGTGCGGTAGGAAGCATATCAACCACAGGCAATATCACTGGCGGAAATATCAACACTGCTGGTCAAGTCACAGCCACCGCCAATGTAACAGGTGGCAATTTGATCACTGCTGGCACATTGTCTGTGGGCAGTACTGTTAGCGCAACAGGCAATATCACTGGCAGTAATATTATTACTACAGGGTCAGTAAGTGCTGGCGGCGATGTCAGTTTACTAGGCAATGTGGATGGCGGCAATATTCGCACTGTTGGGCAAGTCACTGCCACAGGTAATATCACCGGCGGCAACATTCTGTTTGGCATATTCAAATTACTTAATAATGGTGATGCACAAGTTGGTAATTTAACTGTCAGCAATGGTCCAGGTATTGGCAACCTTCTTGTTGGTAATATTATAAGTGCAACTGGCAACATACTGACCGGCGGTAACGTCAGCGCAACTGCCAACGTTGTTGGCGGTAACTTGCTGGCTGGATCAGGCGTTATCACCACAACTGGCAACATCACAGGCGGCAATATATTGGCTGGTTCAGGCGTTATTAGTACTGGTGGCAACGTCAATGGAGCAATATTCAACGGCAATGTGGCATTTGGTACCGGCACAGTGTCGGGCACTGGCAACATCACTGGTGGTAACGTATTAGTTTCAGGTGTGTTGCTATCTACCAACACAGTTTCAGCAGCCGGTAATGTAATTGGCGGCAACATCAACACAGGTGGAAATATTTCTACTTCAGGCAATGTGATTGCCCAAGACATCAGAGTTGGTCCAGGCATAACTGGCGGTACCATAAGTGCATTGGGCAATATCACCAGTGCCAACTCATTGAATGCGGTTAGTTTGAGTTTGAGTGGTAATGTTGTATCACCACTCAATATCACAGGCAATGTAACTAGTGGCAATATTGTTGCTGTGGCAGCAGTCAATGCTGTTTCAATTAGTGCAAGTGGCAACATCACCGGTGGTAACATACTTGGCGGAGCCAACGTTAATGCCACAACTCACACAGGTACCACCGTTTCAGTAACTGCTAATATCACAGGCGGTAACTTGAATGCTGCGGGATTGAGTCTGAGTGGCAATGTTGTGTCACCACTCAATGTCACAGGTACCGTAACTGGCGGAAATATCATTAGCGTGGCAGCAATGTCAGCAGCCACAATGACCACCACAGGAAATGCCGTAGTCGGCGGGGACTTGATTGTCAATGGTAATTTGACATATCTCAACATATCATCGTTCAATGTTGAAGATCCCATAATTGGTCTTGGGCGTGGACCCAACAACGCACCACTGATCTCTGATGACAACAAAGATCGCGGTACTGATTTATTTTATTTTGACACAACAGAAAAACAAGCCTTTGTTGGATTCAAAGACTCAACTGGTAAAATGTTTGCTGCAACTGATGTCAGCATCGCCAACGAAGTGGTCACAGTCAACAGTTATGGAAGTTTTGTAGTTGGGCAGTTAGAAGGTGCCACAGTAAGCACCACAGGCAATATAACAGGCAGTTACTTCATTGGCAACGGATCTACGTTAACTGGTGTAGTGGCCACAGCAATTGGTGTGTTGCCAAGTTTGAGTGTGACTGGCAATATCATCACAGGCAACTTGAATTCGTTAGGACAAGTAAGTGCAGTGGCCAATGTTGTTGGCGGTAATATCAGTACCGCAGGATTGATCACAGCCACAGGTAATATCACAGGTGGCAACATTGCCACAGGTGGACAGATCACCGCAACCGGCAATATCACAGGTGGTAACATCATGGGTGGTGCCAACGTCAATGCCACAACCCACACAGGTACCACAGTTTCAGTAACTGGTAATATAACTGGTGGTAATATTTTAGGTGGTGCTAACGTTAATGCCACAACCCACACAGGTACCACAGTTTCAGTAACTGCTAATATCACTGGTGGAAATTTAAATTCTGCTGGATTGAGTTTGAGTGGCAATGTTGTATCACCATTCAATGTCACTGGTAATATCACCGGCGGCAATGTTATAACTCCAGGACTAATTACTTCAACTGGAAATATCACCGGCGGCAATATTATTTCTATTGCGGTAGTCAGTACAGTATCTATTGTTGCTACAGCAAACGTCTCTGGAGGCAACATTACCACAGCAGGACAAGTAAGTGCCACTGGCAACATAACTGGTGGCAATGTCATTACAACAGGTTTGGCCACGGTAACAGGTAATGTCATTGGTGGCAATGTTACCACTGTAGGACAAGTAAGCGCGACGGCTAATATCACCGGTGGCAATTTAATCACTGGTGGCTTGGCCACAGTAACTGGTAATATCACAGGTGGCAACATCGCCACAGCCGGTTTAGTAACAGCAACTGGTAATATTGTGTCTGGTGCACTGATTTCGGCCGCAGGCAATGTGTCAGCCGCAGGCAATGTATTTGCTCAATACATTTTTGGTAACTTGGTTGGCAGCATTTCTCTGTCTAGTTCTTCTAACAGTCAAATATTGTTCAACAGTGCAGGAATTATTACAGGCGATACAGGACTGACATTTGATTATGCAGCCAACGCACTCACTGTAGGCGGCGCCATAACAACTACCAATGGTGGAAGTTTAACAGTTGGTGGTGGTGCTACAATTACTGGAAACATTTCTACCACAATTGGCAACATTGGTGGCGGCAATATTTTGGCCACAACATTGGTCAGTGCTGGTGGCAATGTCACTGGTGGAAACATTACCACAGCAGGTTTAATAACTGCTACTGGAAATGTCACTGGTGGCAATGTTAATTCTGGCGGTTTAGCAAGCATAACTGGAAATGTCATTGGTGGTAACATATCCACAGCAGGTTTAATAACTGCCACTGGAAATGTCATCGGTGGCAATATCATCACATCTGCATTGGTACAAGGACTCACTGTAAGTGCTACTGCAAACGTGGTTGGTGGTAATGTCAGCACAGCCGGATTGATTACGGCCACTGGTAACATCACCGGTGGTAATTTAAACACTGGCGCACAAGTTGTAGCAACTGGTAATATCACTGGCGGCAACATCAATGCAATAGGACTGATTTCAGCAGTTGGCAACATTGTTGGTGGTAACTTGTCGGGTACCAGCATTGTTGGTACGTTGACCACAGCCGCACAAAACAACATCACCAGTGTGGGCACACTAAGCAGTCTTAATGTTACGGCTAATATTGTTGGCGGCAACATTAACACAGCAGGACTAGTATCGGCCACAGGCAACATCGTTAGCGGAAACTTAAACGCAGTGGGATTGAGTCTAAGTGGCAATGTAATCAGCGCAATCAATTTGACCGCAAACATAACAACAACTGCCAATGTCAACGCCAATAATATCAACGCTACAAGCACGATAAATATCAACAACGCTAGGGTAGCAACCATAGATGACGCGGCTGCACTGGCAATAGCATTAGGATAACAAATGGCAAATACTTTCACACGAAAAACTTCACAAAATGTTGGTGCAAGCCCTGGCATAATTGGCAATTACACAGTTCCGGCAAGCACAACCACTATTGTGATTGGCCTGACTTGTACCAACACCACAGGCAGTGCAATCACAGCCAATGTGTTCTTGGCCAATGCCAGTGCCAACACCTACATTGTGGCCAATGCGCCTATCAGTTCAGGCGCTTCGTTGATTCCCATTGGTGGAGATCAAAAGATTGTGATGATCACCGGGGACAAAATATACGTGCAAAGCAGTGCTGCCACCAGTATTGATGCAATTTTGAGCATAATGGAAATCACCTAATGAGTTATCTTGGTCTTCAACCCAACACACCACTGCTGAATACCAGTACTCAAACATTCAGTGGTAATTCAGTGGCCACACAGTTTACTCTGGCTAGATCAGTAGCATCAGCGTCAGACTTGGATGTGATGATTGGCAGCACACTACAAAGACCATTTACAGATTACATTGCTGGCAACGTAGTTTTACAGTTTATTAGTGCTCCTACTACTGGCACAAACAATATTACAGTTACCTATCGTGGTGGTGCGTTGAACAGTCTTGATCTCACAGCATCCACATTCAACGCTGGTACTGTGGCTGCACCTAGTGTGGTAAGTCTGGCTGCCAACAACACAGGCATCTACTGGGCCAATGCGTCATCAATGAGTGTGACAGTAAGTGGTACCAATCGTGCCACGTTTATGGCTAATGCTACTAGTATCAGTACAGATACTGGAGCAATGATTGTAGATGGTGGACTGGGGGTTGATGGCAATGTCAATATTGGTGGCAGAGTTGCTATTGTTGACTCTACAGAAAGCACCAGTGTAAGCACAGGCAGTTTAAAAACAGCTGGCGGTGCAGGCATCACCGGCAACTTGAATGTGGGCGGTGACATCACTTGTGTGGGTGATTTTACAGTCAACGGCACATTCACTACCACAGGCACAGACAGTTTGGCGGTGACAGACCCATTTATCTTTTTGGCTAACAACAATCCTGGCGACACATATGACTCAGGTGTGATAACACAGTTTTATGACGGTGCTAATATTCGTTACAGTGGTTATTTCCGCGACATAACCGATGCCAAATACAAGTTGTTCACAAATTTGTTGACACAGCCTACTACCACGGTTGACACAACTGATCCCAGTTTTCGGTACACTGATTTAATCTTAGCCAATTTGAGTGCCACGGGCAATGTGTCAGGCACATATTTTGTTGGCAACGGCGCAGCACTTACCGGTATCTCAACCAGCACCAGTAACATTTTTAACGCTAACACCTCAGTGGCCATTGCCGCAGTCAACGCCAATGTGAACATAGTGGTCAACAGTGCTCAAATTGCCAATGTGTGGTCAGGCGGTATCAGTGTAGTAGGTGCAGTGGCTGCCAGTAGCACAGTCAGTGCTACTGGAAATGTCATTGCTGGCAATGTTACTACATCAGGAGTGGTTACAGCCACTGGCAATATTACATCTGCGGGAAACATATCAGCAGGCAATGTGTTGGTTGGTGGTGCAGTAAGTTCTGTGGGCAACGTCACAGGCGGCAACATAATTGGCACCACTGCTGTCAGCACAGGCGGCAATGTACAAGGCGGCAATTTACGCACCAATGGCATTGTATCAGCCGCTGGTGATGTATACGGCAATAATTTCAGTGCTACCACTGACGTTACTGCTGGAGGATTAATTTCTGCTGTTGGAGATATAACCGGTGCCAATTTGTTCACCGGTGGCGTGGTAAGCGCAACGGGCAATGTGTCAGGCAGTTATTTCATTGGCAATGGCGCTGCACTCACAGGTATTGATGCTACAAGTATTCAATTTGGTACCAGCAATGTTCGAGTTGTGAGTTCAGGCGGCAATGTGTCAGTTGGTGTTGGCGGTACTGCAAACGTGGCAGTGTTCAGCACTTTAGGCGCCAATGTCACTGGTTGGATTGGTGCAACTGGAAACTTGGGCGTGGCTGGTAATGTGGCATTTACTGGAACTGTGCAAAACATCAACATGGGTACCAGTCAAACCACAGGCAACGTTACAATTGGTGGAGCCACTCAAACTGGCACAATTTTAATTGGCCAAAGCACAGCCAGTCAAACTGTAAACATTGGTCATGGTGTCACTGGCACAGGCAACACAAAAACAATTCAAATTGGCGAAAACGGTGCTGCTGGATCAACAACACTCATTGATATTGGTCCTGCTACAGCAACCACAGCCGCAGGTACAGTGACATTCAACACTGCCACAGTGGTAGCAGTGGCCAACACTTCAGGTTCTGCACTCAGCGTGGCTGGTAATATCACTGGTGGTAACTTAAATACGTCTGGTTCAGGTGGCAACATCACTGGCGCCAACGTTATATCATCTACCAGTTTCACAGCCACAGCCAACGTGGTTGGCGGCAATATTATCACAGCAGGTGCTGTATCAGCAGCCTCAGTCAGTGCCAGTGGCACAGTGATTGGTGCTGGTAATATTACCGGTGCCAACTTCAATACTGGTGGTTTAGTCACAGCCACAGGCAACGTCACGGGCGGTAATATCAATACCGCTGGTTTGATTACTGCAACTGGCAATATAACATCTGCTGCCAACGTAGCAGGCGGCAATATATTGGCAACCAGTTTGATACAAGGTGCCAACGTCAGCGCCACAGCAAATATTGTGGCCACAGCCAATGTCAGTGGCGCATATTTCTTGGGCACCGGCATCAGTTTATCAGGTAACGTGATTTCTGGCATCAGCACCACTGCTAATATCACTGGATCTAATATCATTGCCACAGCCGCAATGAGTGCTGTGTCAGTATCGGCTAGCGGTAACATCACAGGTGGCAACGTTTTGGGCGGAGCCAATGTCAATGCCACAATACATACTGGCACCACCGTCTCAGTAACAGGTAATGTCACTGGTGGAAACATTATAACCGCAGGGGCTATGTCAGCAGCATCAGTCAGCGCCAGTGGCACAGTAACTGGAACAACTATCACTGGTACCAGTTTGAACATCAGCACCGGCACAGCCAATGTAGGCAGCATTACAAATGCCAATGCCAATGGTGTCGGCAACATTGGTAACAGTACAATTTACTTTAACACAGTATTTGCCAAAGCAACATCGGCACAATACGCTGACTTGGCAGAATGGTACACAGCAGATGCTGACTACCCTCCAGGTACAGTGCTGATATTTGGTGGTGACAAAGAAGTTACTCAAGCAATCGGTATTGGTGATGTGCGGGTGGCTGGCGTAGTAAGTACAAATCCAGCACACATCATGAATGCCGGGCTTGAAGCTGAACATACAGCAGCCGTGGCACTGACAGGTCGTGTACCTACCTTGGTGGTTGGCCGAGTAACCAAAGGCGACATGATGGTCACCGCTGGGGGTGGTAGAGCGCAAGCCTGTGCAGAACCTAGACTGGGATCAGTGATTGGTAAAGCTGTACAAGATCATCCTGGCGGTCAGGGTGTGATTGAAATTGTTGTAGGAAGAATGTAATGAGTTATTTAGGTAATACACCACAGATTGGCCAGTATCGCAAAATGGATAACCTAGTGTTTGATGGAGTACAACAAACATTTGACATCAACATTGGTGGAGTTCCGTTCAACCCGCCCACTGCGTATGCCATGATGGTGAGTTTGAATGGTGTAGTATTGAATCCTGGTGTTAGTTTTTCAATATCAGGATCACAGATTAGTTTTGCAACGCCTCCGGCAGCATTGACACCGTTCTTTGGTCTCATCTTTGGAGACACACTATATACAGGTACGCCCAGCGATGCCACTGTCACAAACAGCAAAATTGCAGCAGGTACAATCAATTACGACCGGTTCAGTGTCAACACTCAAGCAACGTTGACAGCAAATCAAATTATATTTGGAGTTTAAGAAATGGCAAGAAAAAGAATATACGAGTACGTATTCACACCAGGCACAGCAGGTCTAGGCACTGTACAAGTCCAGGATCGTATCAACCTGGAGGACTTTTTGGCCATATACGATACCACAACCAACACGTCAATCTACAACTTTGGAGCACCCACACAGGGAGGCACAGTGAGTTTTAGCACAGGCACCATTGCTGGCCTGCCCAACGCTTATGCAGGTGTGACCACACTGAATCTGGACTTGGACACATCAACATTGAGTGCCAATGACAAACTGGCCATCTATGTGGAAGATCGCAACATCAGCACACAACCCTGGGAATTTGGACTGGATGCCATTGGACGCAGTCGTGTGTCCAATCCTGAAAGTTTAATTGATGCTGACTTTGAATATGGCTTGCAAAATACCAAATGGCAGAACGTTTCAACCATCAACAATATTCCCAGTTTCTACGAAGATGTTGGTGCTGACTTGGTGTACAACACCAACGGCTATGCTACATTGTTGAGCAGTACCAACTTGCTGACCAGCAACGTTGACACATCAGTTAACACTGCAGACGCTGGAACCCCACCATTTATTACCAATGATTACGCACTGCTGATCAGCCAAACACAAGGCAACGTCACACCATTTGTCACAAGTTACCTCACTGCCAACGTCAACAGTTCAGCAGAACGCACATTCACTGTGGCATCAACCACAGGTCTATCTGCGCTGGACAACATTATGTTGATTGGTTTGCCTACTTCGGGCGGAACCACTATCGCCGTGGCGAATATTACCAGTAATGCCACAACCACAGTCAATGTGACATCAGCAGCAGGTGCTGGTATTGTGGCTGGTACTTATGTTATTGCTCAAACTGCCACTGCCAACGTTTATGAAGTCATGGCAGTGACTTCGGTATCAACCAATGCACTCACTGTGGTGCGTCAAAGCAATGGTACCAATCCCAGTGCCGCAAACATCAATATTGGTGCCAATATATTTGTTGCCAGCACTATTGAAGTTGCACAAGTGCAAGAAGTCACTGACGGCACAACACTACAACTCAATCGTGGTTGGTACAACATTCCAGCAGCCAACACATTCCCCACAGGTACAGTGTTCCAGAAACTGAGTTCTAACGTGGAACTGGTCAAAATGACCACAGCCAGTACCGCAGTCAACGGCACACAAACCATCAGCCGCACACAGTTCAATACCACAGCACTCACAACTGCAGGCATTGGATCACCCTTAATTCGCATGACTGGCATATTTTATGGTGGTTCAAACACAGTGCCCACGGTCACAGTCAACGTTACGGATACTCCACTGGATGCCAATGAATATGTCAGTTTACAAAATACTTCAGCAACCAATGCTGAAGGTATCAACATTGTGTATCTGGGCGAAACCAACAACTTTGCATACTATCCACGAAGATCAATTGCAGTGGCACCTGGATATCCGCTGAATCAAACCGATACCGCAGTTCGTCAGGCTTTTCCTTATACTGGGGCTGACCTTGATATTGTTAGCATAGCCAGCGATGGCGGCAACCCCAGTATCATCACAGTGACCACACTGTATGCCCATGGATTGTTTCCAGGTTGCCCCATCACTGTGGACATGACTGCAGGCACAAACACTGCCTATGCCGAAGGTTCGTTTATTATCAATGCCATTCCCAGCACAACAACATTCCAGTTTCAAGCCAAAACAGGTGCTGTAGTAAGTGGCAGTTTGTCTGGTGTAATCAATGTGCGAAGCAATGCTATATTCTTAGCCAGACCGTTTGATGGCGGTGTGCTCATGGGACCAGGCACGCCCACACGTGGAGCAAGTGCAACTCGTGTGACCAAAAAATACTTCCGCTACCAATCTGGTAAAGGCATCTTATTCAGCACAGGTACTGTGTTGGCACCCACATTAGATGTGTCCTCAGTCACATCCAGTGGCACTGCTATCAACAGCAATATCACAATCACAACAGATGCCGAGCATGGACTCAATGCTGGCGCGACCATTGCGCTAAGTGGTATTACCACGTCAGGCTATGATGACACTGGATATGTGGTCACAAGTATCACCAGCGATACTGCATTTGTGGTACAGGCGCAAAATGTACTAGGCAGTGCTACTCCTGTATTAGGGCAACAACCTCGTATCAACGTCACTGGCTGGAGCGGGTCATGTATTCGTGCAGGCCTGTTCGACGATCAAAATGGCTTGTTCTGGGAAAACAATGGAGTTAGTGTAAATGCAGTACAACGTACCAGCACATTCCAAACAGCAGGCTTGGTCAACGTCAGCGTTGGCTCCAACCTGGTCACTGGCGACGGCAACTGCCGCTTCCAAGACCAATTGAATGTGGGTGACGTTGTGGTGATCCGAGGTATGACACACAGTGTGGCGTCAATCACCAACAACAACAGAATGACCGTGGTGCCCACATTCCGTGGTGTCTCAAATCAAACTCGGGTCAAAATGGCCTTGCGCAATGAAATTCGTGTGCGCCAAGCAGACTTCAACATTGATCCGCTTGACGGCACAGGCGCATCAGGCTTTAATCTTGACGCCAGCAAAATGCAGATGTATGCGTTGGAATATTCCTGGTATGGTGCTGGTACAGTTATCTGGATGTTGCGTGGACAAGATGGCAAGTTCAATTGGGCACACAGACGTCCCAACAACAACTTGAACAATGAAGCATACATGCGTTCAGGTAACTTGCCTGCACGTTATGAAGCCATTAACGAAACTCCCGTGAACTCATTGAACGGTGCTATCACAGACAGTCAAACCACAATCACCCTGAGAGATGCCACAGACTATCCTCCGGCCAGTGTGACATATCCTTCGTATGTGATGATTGACAGTGAGGTCATCAAGTATTCAGGCAAGAATGGTAACGACTTAACTGGTTGCACACGTGGTGCAACATTTACACAGTGGGCTGAAGGTCAAAGTCGTAGTTATACCAGTAGTGCAGCCACCAGTCACTTGGACAATTCAGGTGTTATTTTGATCAGCAACACTTGTGTGCCCTTGGTAAGTCACTGGGGTTCAGCAGTTATCATGGACGGTAACTTCAACGGTGACGAAGGCTTCTCATTCACATACAATCGCAGCAACTACGGCTTGCCGGCCACAACAGGTGCCAGCCAGACTGCGTTCTTGATGCGCTTGGCACCCAGTGTTTCAAACAGTGTTATTGGTGACTTGGGTGTGCGTGATCTTATCAATCGTGCGCAGTTGACCCTGCAAACGCTGACAGTGAATGTGAGTGCGGGACGATACATTGTGACAGGTATTTTGAATCCCAACAACATTGACTCGGCCAACACTGTGTGGGCTGGCCTGAACAATGCTGGCGGTGGTTTCCAGCCCAGTTTTACACAGTTTGCTGTGGCTCCTCGATACAACAACGAAACCACAGGTGGTGTGCAGGCTGCACCACTCAATACCACAGGTGGTTTCTCGCGATCAGGCACCATGGTCAGTTCAAGCAGTGTTAAAACATTCTCTGGGCTGAGTCTGACCAATGTATCCAGTTCAGGTTCAACAGCCAACGTCACAGTGACATTGCAGGCATTGAAAACTGCATATAGTGATACCACAACTGCACTCTCCATTCAAAATCCTGGCACAGGATATGCTGTGGGCGATACTGTGAAGATTCTTGGTAGTGCATTGGGCGGAACAAGTCCTGCCAACGACTTGTTCTTGACCGTGGCTGCGGTATCAGCAGACGTCACAGGCGGTGAACGACTGTTTGCCATACCAATTCAGGCCACAGGTGTCAACAATTTGGATCTAACACAGATCAAGCAAATTGGACAAAGTTCAATTCCAGGTACAGGTACCTATCCCAACGGACCAGAAGTGCTGGCTGTGGTGATCACAGCACTGAGCACACAGTCCAGCCCGGTTGGTGAGATTCAGTTGAGTTTCCAAGAAAGCCAGGCCTAAGAACCAGCAGCAAGATAACGCTCTACAGTGTCTATCTTGCTCTGCACTGCTTCTATGTTCACTGTTGACCACAGGCCAGGATGCATGGGTCTAGGCCATTGACCTCGATCAATCCAGGCATAGCCCATGTGTTCTTCATTGAGCACAGGCACAAACTCATCTGTGACAACACATACCCAGGTGTTGTATTCAAACTGACCATCTGCTGATGTGAATTTTTCCAGTGGAACCAAACGTTGATATTCAGGCATTGCACCCAGTTCTTCAATGCATTCACGTTCCATGGCACCCAACAATGTTTCGCCTGACTCTACTTTGCCGCCAGGCAGTCCCCATGAGCCAGGATGACGTGTGTCATTGCGCAACAGATACAAATACCGTCCAGTGGCGCTGCTACGGAACCAAACTCCCACTGCCTTCAAAGCACAATTCTCCAGGTGCCTCCTGGATATGCACCTTGGTAACTTTTGACCCAAGCATCACCCATCCAGCGATATTGAATGCCTGTGGTAAGGTTTGTGACATACTGTGTAGTATTGGTTTCTGTGGCGGCACGGAATACCACACGCCAGTAGTTGTTTGAGTATTGAATGATGTCATTGGCCTGCGCCACTAGCCCACGTCCATTAGCACCAACCCATGCACTGGCAGGATTGGGATTGTCCAATGACCCTGTGTCTTCTGTGAGCAAATAGCGTTGGCCATCAATGGCACTGTCTAGCCCATCTTGTGGACCAGAAGTCAATGGATTGATCACAGCATCAATAGGATCCAGTGTATTTTGTGGTGTGGTGTCAATGTCCACATCAAACAATAAAAATCTATCGTCGTTGGGGTCTAATGCAATGGTACCCACAACTTCTGTCTCGTCAGGTTGTATCAATCGTATTTGACTGATGCCAGGACGCAATGATCCATACAAGTCAATCACTGCTGGCCACAACAAATTTGAATCAGGCACAATTTCAGTTGGAGCCAATGAATCATTACTGGGTTCTTCGGCAAGATACTTTTGTTGCAAACACTGTAGTTTGTTGCCAATTAGCACAGCGGCATAGTTGAACGGAGTAATAACTTGTCTGGTGCCCATCAGCAGGTCTTCGTTGTCAATGGCGTTGTTCAAGTCACCTTGTGCATCGTACATTGACGCAATCACACGCTCAATCACACCCAGTTTCAACACTTTGGCAGGAGGTGATATCCAGATAGGCATGCTGAATTGCAGTGTGGCAATGTCAATGGGATTTTCTGTGCTAATGGGCACCGTGCGACTGCTCCAAGTGGTGCGATCCAGGTACATCACACTCAAACTGGTCCAGTCAATGTAGTTGTCAGTGCTTTGAATTTCCAAACTGGGATTGAACAGCGTTAGTATTTGTTCTAAAATTTGCAATTTTTGATTGGTATTTGATGTCCATATGTCCAAATTGATAGTGAGCTTGAATGGCACAGGCATCAATCGTTCAATAGTAAACGCATTGCCTTGTGTGGTTTCATAAGTTT